TACTAAGCAGTGTATGTAACTGTTTTTCCATATCTGTAAATTTATTTGCATACTTAATTAACCACTTCTTTCGGTTTGCTTTTGGGTCTGCGCCTTTGCCGGGACCACCAAGTTCTGATAATGCTTCGAGTTCTGCTCTGGATGATTCGGCTGTAGCAAGGTCCTCAGCAGTTATTGTTTGACCTTTGAACGCACCTGATTTTACATTTCCTTGTGCATCTTCTTGTACTGTTGCAGAACTAATTTCACTAGAATGTTTCTTTAAAGTATCTTCTACTGTAGAGTCTTGGGTTTTTGCATACTGGGCTAATTCCGATTCTGTTGCAAAGTTTTTATCTCCGAAATACTCTCTTAACTTTTCGTCCTGTGATGTATCTATTGAGTAAACTTTTTCTGTACCGCCATCTTTTGTTTCAATAAACACATCTCTTGTTATTGTTGTATCGGCTGCTTGTTGACCCAAATCATATCTCTGAAAATAATCATCCAACCACGGATTGATTAAATTATCGTTTAACCATTTTCCTGCCATCATACCAATCAAAGCACCCCCTGCAATTGCAAGAACGGGACCAAGTGCAGGAAGTATACCCATAATGGCACTAACTATACTTCCTGAACCATCATCTTCTCGTCTACCGATACCTGTAATAGCACCAGTAAGCATTGACCATCTTTTATCTTCTCGTTTTTCTCCGTCTGCTTTTGCTTTCTTTTCTTCTTTTCGTTTTTCTTTTGCTTCTAGTTTACTATCAGAACCCTTCAACGACATTCCAGTGATAGCAACACCAAAAGCACCCCCGATTGATTTGAGAGTTTTAACAATACCTTTTCGTTTTCTTCCTATCTTGCTTAACTTTTCAATATTTTTTACAATACTATCAAATTGCAAACCAGTGGCTTTAAACGCTTTGGTCATTGAAGGAGAACCACCAAAATCCTTTACTGCTCCACCAATACTATCAATGGATTTTACAATTCTTTTTCGTTCTCTCCAACCTACCTTACTGAATTTTAGAATACCTTCGCCGAATTGGTCAAAACCATTGATTGCTTTTGCGACACTTTTTCCGTCTAGTTTTTTTGCAAAATCACCAAAAGCATCACCGAGAATTTTTAAATTCTTCTTACTTTTCTTTGCACCCTTTTTGGATACTTCTGCAAGGGATGCGACACCCTTCCCCAAATCTTCCATTCCCGAAACACTAATTTTGGTTTTTTTGTCTGTGGGCAATTCCTCAATTGCTTTACCAATAAGACCGAGAGATTTTTTGATATTTTTAGATTGCTTCTTGCTGATACCACTCAGATTTTTAAGTCCAGAGGATATGTCCTTGATTTGTTTCAAGAAATCTGCTGTTTCGTTTTTCTTATTTTCTTCAGCCATTGTGTGTTTGCTACTTTACTGCTTTTTCTCTTTCTATCTTTACTCGTTCCATTTCTTGAACAATTAACGAAAGGTAAACTTGCCTTTCCCACGGTATCAGGTTGTCAATTTCGGTTAGACTCATCTTATGATAATACATCAGGTTGAAATTGGATTTAATCATACTCTCCAGATTATCGTGACAAAGGCTTATCCAAAAAAATTCTCAATACCCTCTATTTCAAGTTTATTTGTCTTTTCACATTTTGGACATTTGAACTTCAGTTCTTTTTTAATTTTGGGCATCGTTTCAAAGAACTGAGAAATACTTTCAAACTGTTCTTTGGTAAGGTTGTCCACAAAATCAACCACTTCGGATTTATCACATTCAGAGGTTTTGTACATTTGCTCTCCATCGTATATATATTCGATGCAGTCTACAACTATATCAACGGCTAAATCTTGACTATTTGCAGATTTTGAAACACTTGTTCCTACTGTGACAATACTCGGATATCGCATAATAACACCAATACCCTCATCAGTAAGTTGAATTTTGTTTGTGTGTTTCTTGTTTTTCTTATTAGCACCTATTTTGGTGAGGTCTATATTTGCTTCTATCGTTTCACCACAACTATTACATTTAACCATAGGTTTTACAATTTCACCAACGGACTTGGCTCGTATTTGTAAGAAAATGTATTCGATATCAAACACTGGTAGTGATTTAACATACTCTGTGGTGGTGTCTGTACAGGCGGCGATAACATCGACCATTGCATCAACTTGTGATTGAGCATCATCTGATTCCATAGCCATATGAAGAATCTTTTCTTCTTTGACTAGGAATGGTCTGTATTTTAGTTTTGTTCCATCAGATAATAATGTAATCTGATATTTCGGTACTGCTATTGTTGGTAGGGGCATAATATATATTTCTCCATATTATTGTTATGTTAGAGTTTCTCTGCTAATCACTTTACCATCGTGACCATACTTTTCTATTGTTGATGTTCCTCGTTTTAACCATCCAATAAAATCACTTCCAATTTGATTCCAAGTATCGTTACTAATTCTTCCACTTAGTCCAGACGGTTCTGTAGAGGACATTCCGCCCATTTCTTCTGATACATCTATCGGATGGTATTTCTTGAAAGAAAATGTTATTGACTGTCTTGCTAAATCTGATGACTCGTTAGATAAAGCAACTGCTCCAATTTCTTTTGGGTATGCTTCTTCTATTCTTGCTTTGTATATTGGTTCGTCTGATTCATCGAACATAATTATATCGATATCTGCGATATAACTATTGTAGTAGGAAAATCTATTATTATTGGGGTTGATTATTTTGTCCATCCATTTTTCAAATATCTTTCTTTCTTGCATATCCCTACCAAACAAAAAGGTCATTTCAATATCACCACTATACAATCGTTCGTAGGGCACTTCTATACCAATACCAATTGTCTTAAATGGATTGGTGGACAATGAACGGCCGGGAAGGGTTACGCTTTCGCAAGACAAACTCATTCGAGTGTTGAAATTGTTTTTACCACTACCTTCTACGATTCCACCTGGCGAACCTATAACAGTATCTTCTGCTCCTGCTATTCCACTAAACACCACTCGATAATTGTTTGCTTGAACAATACCGTATCTGTTTACCTTACCTATCATATCTGTGATTTTTGACATTTAATTTCCTCTATGAGTTATTTATATCTCTTTTGCTATCCATCCACACACCTTTTTTAGATTTCTTCTTGAATCTTTCATACGGAAGATAAATGGCTGTGTTCCAATCGGATGCAGACAACTGAAGAACTCTTGAACGAATCTTTTTCATCTTGTATCGTTTGATGCAAGGTTTCGCATATCGAAGTTTTCTCCAATCTCTAACCATTTCATATGTCAACTTGAATCGTGTCGTGTGGTCGTAACTCTTGTTTGTTACGAGAGGGTATAGTTTGTCCAATAACACTTGTCTATATTTTGGAGCAAGGTAATGGAGATTCAGACCAAGAAACCCATCACTATATCGACCAATCATTATGGTTAAGGGGAACAGGTCATAGTAGGGTAGTTTGTTTTTGTGTATAGGATTATACACAAAGGTATACATTTTTCCAAATGCAATATCTCCGCCTGGAATTCTCTTCTGTACATACTTGTTATGTTTAGTTTCTGTGAGAATTTCCTTTGTCGCAAGGGTTTGGTCACTATACAGTTCTTTTACCTTTTCCATAAACCATCTCGTGGCTTTTCTGGATGCAGGATTTTTGATACCTTCCGCCTTTGCTATCTCTCGTAATATTCTAAATGCATCTGCCATTTATTTTAGTAACTCATCTTCTGTGAGGATTTTGAATTTCCATCCTCGATTTTCTGCGAATGATGTGGCCGCTTCCCATTTTGCGGAATTAACACCCCATCGCTTAACTTCGTACAGATATCTCCGTGTGGCTTTCTTTTTCTTTTTGGGTGCGGAGCATTGTGCTTTTGGTTTTACTTCTATTAAAATTATTTCTTTGTGTCCATTTTTGTTTTTTGTTTCGATGATGAAATCTACAAAATATCTGTGCCACCTACCATCAATAGGGGACTTATATGGTACTACAACTTCTTCAGAACCCCACGCAAGAATACTGCTATTATTGTCGCAATATGTCATAAACCGTCTTTCCCATAGAGAACGATAGGTAACCTTTGTTGGGTCACCTACATATTTACTAACATTCTTTGGTTTATACTTACCTTTATATGCCATACTACAATAGTCCTTATATATATTTATAACAGATATTGTATTTCGTAACTAAATAATATAACAATAGGAATAATCTAAATGACGAATCAAGACCCATCAGCAGATACTGGTACACTCGAAAGTGCGGGAGATGTAGCATTAGAACAATTTAATATGCTTGGTGATGGTTTGATATTTGGTCATATGGCTCGTTCTGGTTATTTAGATTTTATGAATATAGATGGTGTTGGTGGAGAAAAACCAGAGGGAAATCGAGTAATGTATCCTCACGACTTGGATACAAACTCCGAATATGGACATCTTATTCATTTTGATATTTACTTTAAAGAAAATCCAACTATGGAAACTGTGACTTCTAGGGTAACTGAAATAGGTTCTAATATAGCAAAAGGAGTCGCTGACATAGGAAGTAACATTAAAGACTTGGTGGTGGGTGCAGTCCAAGGAAATACGGAAAAGGCACAGGAAGCGGTTGGTGAATCATTAGATATTCTTGGGGGTGGTAGCAGTAACCCAATAACAGATGCAAATAGCAATAGAGAACTTGTCAACAAAGCAGACACTCGGTTTGGTAAAGCAAACGAAATGTCAAAGGATAAAGTTACCTTATATTTGCCAGGCGGATTGACGAACACAGATACTCTCACATACAACGAACACGATATGGGATTGCTCAAGGGTGTAGCAGATGGTAATTTATCTAGTATGATTCCTGGCGTAATATCTAAAGTTGCAGGGTTCGTTGATTCGGCTGCTGAACTTGTTGGTCAAGAAACAAATACAGCCCCAGCACTCTCTGCATTAACTGGTGCAGTAAGAAATCCTAGAAGTGAACAATTGTTTGATAGTGTTGGGTTTAGGACTTTTGATTTTACTTTCAACTTCAGACCAAAAAACGAACAAGAAGCAAATGATATGCTTACAATATGTAAATTGTTTAGATTTCACGCACACCCAGAACTCAATGCAAGTCATTCGTATCTTCTTACACCATCAGAATTTCAAATTACATTTATTGATTTGAAAGATAACACTAACGGATTTAGTCAGGGTGGTCTTTCTACTTCGCCCGGCTACGCACACGAAAATAAATGGATAAATAAAATTGGAAGATGTGCTTGTACTTCCGTAGC